TCGGTGCGGAACGTGAACCGTGATCACATCGCCGGGCCTGAGTGGCGACCCACCGTTTTCAACCACAAGCAGCGCCAAAACTGAGAGCATCAGGAGTTGACCGACAGCTTTCATCACCAGCCCTCCCTGTGATCGAGGACAGGATGCCCCTCGGCATCGTAGGCCGGCGAGTGGACGAGTTGCCGCTGCTGCGGCGGTGGGGGCTCGGCGGACACAGCGAGCCATAGGCCGAGCCTTGCGGCGGTTCTCGCCAGCCGGCCTACCGCAGACAGCACGGGCCTCTGCGAGTTCGGATTGACAGGGCTCTCGGGAGAGCTGCCCAGCCACCACCCGATGGCAATGCCGATCGCCACGCAAAGCAGAGCGTCACGAGTGTCGTTCTTCATACGTACCTCAGAATGCCAGGGCTGCGCTGGAGAATGCGGAAGGCTGAGACTGCGCTCGGCTGGCCGGCTGGAACCACTCGCGGTGACTGACTGGGCGCCACTTGAATCCTCCGACGGAACCAACGGCAAACGAGTCTGTGTCCTGGCCTCCGAGCATTCTCTCGACGACCGACCGGCGCACCCAGTACGAGCCCTCTGGCATGTCGTCTGGCCAACGGCCTCCGCTTATCCAGTCCGGGCCCCAAGAATTGAGGCACAACAGCGCGTCGTCGGGCGACCCGTTCTTCTTGTACCTGACCGCTATGAAGCACTGGCAGTGCTGCCATTGCCCGGATGCCTGCGCGAATCCATCCTTGTCCCTGACAGACGCAAACCCCTGCGAGCTGCATACGGCGACAGGAAAGCCAGACTCGATGGCGGCGGCAGCTTCCTCAAACGTCCCGACTGCGGCGACATGCTGGGCCGGGTGCGACTTGACGAACTGGTCAAACTTCCCCTGGTCGTTCTGCCCGCCGTTGCCATACGCGCCCCAGTTTTTCGCCTTGTCTGCCGAGTACTGAGTCAGGTCGTGGCCGCCTGCGTTCTCGCGGAACGCCACCCCCCAGTTGCGGACGAACCTCGCGGCCGCGGCCCCATAGCTGCCGTCGCTCCATCCGCCGACGGCAGAAGACCCGGACCCATCCCTTGACCTAGCCTCCACTCTCGATCCGCCGTAGATGCTCTCCGTGGCCACGAGAGGCGGAGGCATCGGCAGGCGACCGGTTTCCCAGTCGCAGCAAAGAGCTATCCAGATTGCGTGGGACCAACCCCAAGAAACGCAGTCTCCTATGCCCTGACGGCCGACCACCCACGGCTCTCCGTAGAGCGCGTGGTGCGCCTTCATCGCGGGCCGGTACAGGAACGTGTCCCTGCCCTCTGACTTAGAGATCGCGTCCTCGCCGGCCGAAGAGAACAGGCCGTCAGGGCCGAAGTCCTCGATGACGCGGCGAGACTCGCCAGGGTTTGGGTTGTAGCCGAACCTGCCCTGAGGACCTGGCGACCGATCCTCGGCCGCTCGCTCGACGATCAGGCCGAGGATCGCGGCGCAGACCACGAGCAGGATCGCCGATCCGGTCCATGCGTATCGCTGCCGAGCTGTCATTGCCTGCCTCCAGAAGCGGACCTCGCGGAGGCGCTGATGGCCCTGAAGGCACGAATCCATCGCGCTCGGCCTGCCATGTCGATCGGCCCGCCGTCGTTGCCGACTTCCTTGTCGAGGTACGCGGCGATCTCATCTCGCGCCAGAGGCTGCCGGTCTCCGAGGCTGACGCCTGAGGTTCTGTACTCGCGAGCAACCGAGCGGAGTTCTGCCAGTTGCTGGCCGGTCTTGAGCCTCGGGCTCTTCGGAGATCCATTCCACTCTTGCAGGCCATCCCATTCGATGACAGAGGCGAGCTGGTCAAGTAGCTCCGCCGTGATTGCGGCGTCCTCTGCGGCCCTGTCTCCGACGAACTTTCCGACGAGGTCGATGCCTGCGATTGGGCTCGGCATCGGAGGTGGCGCCGGGTCCTTTCGCGAATCGCGAATTGCGAAAGCCACCATCGCGCCGGCCATCAGGATCGCGATCAGAGTCAACGGGTGCGGTCCGCCGCCTCCGGCCTCCGGCGCCCCCAGCGGAGCAAGGCCGGGCGGAGCAATGGGAGAGAGGGGCTGAGGCTGATAGGTCGACGGCGGCCTGGACCAGAGGACATACGCTGCTGCCGCTGCGGCCAAAACGAAACCAGTGGTCATGCCTTCGGCTCCTGGGCGGCGGCCCTGGTCATGGCGAGGATCTGCTCCATGGCGCCGCCAGCTGCCGCCAGGACGAGAGACCTGAGCGCCGGCCTGGCGAGCCACCAGATCGGCTTCGCGAACAGCGGGACGCAGGAGTCGGCGCAGCTGTCGAACAGCAGCTCAACGCACCGCACCGCCCAGGCCTTCTTGGACGCTCCGTCGGCCGGGATCGACTCCAGTCCGGCGACCGCGATCGACAGAACCTGGGCGGTCAGTTGCCCAAACTCCGCGACGGTGATGCCGCCGGACGCCTTTGCCCTGGCGTCCGACAGAAACTTGCCAACGGCGGCAGTCAGCTCTTCGGCAGTCACAGCGCCCTCGCCTTTCCGGGAATGCTCCAGTCAACCTGCTCGCACAGGGAGTCCGTCGGGCAGGCCCGCCGGCAGACCGTCGGCAGGATGTCCCTCATCGCGCAGAGGACCACCTGGTTTATGTCCTCCCGATTGCGGCAGTCGGCCAGTATTCGGCGCCTGACGTAGTCCTCCTCGATGCCGAGCTCCTCGCACACCTGCCGGAACCCGAGGGTGCATTTCGGGCTTGAAAACACCCAGTTCCACGCCACTGCGGAACAGACGAGCCGGCGCCCGAAGTTGTCCCCAACGGCTGCAGTCCGGCACTTCTCCTTGTCGGCGGCGGCGACTGACAGCCACCGACAGTTCGACACGGTTTCGGAGAGCACGCCTGCGAGGAACATCCTCCATGGCGACTCAAGATCTTCGGCTAGCCCGAGGTCGTCTGGCATCCTTGCCTCCATTCGGGCTACTCCTTGCTGCAAGGCGCCGAGCACCCCTCGCCGCGAAACCTTCCGTCATTGAGCTCGGGCCACACGCGAAGGGAGTGGATGGCCCCCATCAGGTTCCATGCAGCATGCCCGAGGTGATCCTCCGACCTGTCTCCCTCCAGGAACTCGTAGACGTGACGAAGCGCATGATTGATCATGTCGCTCGCCGGCATCCCCTTTTCCCAGTTGTAGTCCGAATACTTTCTCGCGCCCTCTGCGCACGCTTCCGCAACGGCCCTCAGTCCAATGGGACTGATCAGGTCGTATCTCACGCACTCTGCGTCTGCGGATCGAACAGCACCAGTGCTGTACTCACACCCCCTGTTTGTCACTACCTTTCGCTCCACGACATCGCCTCCAGTTGACTCACCTTCCCGAGCAAGAACGCCAGTTCGAAAATGCTGTAGCACACCGGCTTGCCGAGAGATAGCGCCAGCGCCACCTCTGCATCGGCTCCGGGACTCTCCCTCATCGTGTACGGACCGGCGGGCGTACTCTCGTTTGCGTCGAGTCGAACGAGTACGTCGCACCTCTTGATGATCTCGTTGTCGTACGCCACCCATTCGTCGTACGTCCGCGGCGAATGCATGTGCTGGAAGTGGCTCCAGAGAGGCGCCACCGGCACGACGCCGAGATCCAGCAGGACATCCCAGATTCGCATCTGAAATCGCACGTTGAGGGCTTGGTCGCCCTTCGTGTACGGACTGGCGATGTACACAAGCTTCTTGTCCATTAGTTTCTCCCGTCGCGAAGGAGTGAGGCGAGTTCAGAGATGGGGCGAAGCGCCGTCCGAGGAACGAACCAGGCCTCCTCGTGTCCGTCGTAGTTCTTCACGTACTCCGGGAGCTTGGCCATCTTGCCGGTGATCCATCCGCGAACCACAAATGTCTCGCGCTGACCAGTCACGAGCACGAACGTGTCTGTGTCCTTGTCGGACTTGCGCACAATCAGGTCGTAGGTAGTTCTGGCGTCGTCTACCGGCCGGGTCCGAACCTGGATGTTCGGAGCGATGTCGGGCTTGGTCTTGTACGTATTCACGCTGCCGTCCCAGAACACGCCCAAGGCCTTGCAGGCGGCGAGCTCTCCAAGAGCGCCCCTGACGCACTGATCCCACGAGTGCCTGATGTTCGGGCGCCTGTCCTTGCTGAGCCGCTTGATGCACTCGACCTCGCGCTGGAGGCCGATCTGTGCGGCCATAAGCACCTCATGCCACTCCAGACTTACTGTCATTGGCTGCGCCCTCCTTGAGTCGGTATCCGAGGCACCACAAGATCCGTGCCAGGTCTCGTCCTTGCTGCGTGACGTGCTCTTCGCTGTGGGTTGGGTTTGCCGCATGAAGAAACTCATGGATCTCCGTCTCCAGGCGAGATCGCCCAGACAGCCGCGAATCGATCAGCACTCGCTCGTTGATGGACTGGTTCTTTGGGTCCTTCATAAACGTCCATCCGGCAGCACCTCCGCGGAGGCGCGTGTATCTCCACAACCAGCGGCATCCATTGATCAGGAAGTGGTGGTCACTCGGCATGGTGCACCCTGACGGTTACACGATCGACGGTTGCGTAGCGCTTCTCGGTGGTCAGACGCATGACGAGCTTGTCGTCTGCGTAGGCCACCGCAGTCAGCGCGTCCATGACGGACTTCGCCAGGTTGTCTACGTCGGCCTGCGGCACGAGGGGCGAGCCGTCTTTCGGAACGCCATTGCGAAGGTGGCTCTTCGGCCGGGCGAACAGGAACGACACGGAGAGGACGACGGGCTTCGTTGTCGGAAACGCTCCGGCGCTGAGGGCCGCCTTGGCGATGGCGCTGCGGAACTCGTGGACGGGATGATCCGAAGGAACGTAGGCCCTCGGAGGACCTCGACGAGTAATGCGCGGCCGCGGCTGCGGGACCGGCTTCCTGTCCACAGAGAGGTCGACGTCGTAATCCCACCAGTCGGGCATCTGCGGCTCGACACCAAGGTGCTTGCGACCTCTTATCGAGGCGAGGTACTGAGGGTCGTAGTTCTCCGGATCCCACGAGCGCTTCGCGTACAGGACGTGCTCGATCGCGATGTACCTCTCGGTCCTGCTTCCGTCGTGGTACAGCCGGTGGCAGTGCGCACAGATCCGGAACAGGTTCCGCGGGTCGTGAGGATCCTTGCCCCTGCGTCCGCAGATATGGTGGATCTCAAGCGCCGATGGCCCGGCGCCGCACAGCCAGCACTTCTGCCACGCTGACGCGAAGAAATCGAGTGCGTTCGTATTCATCGGGAATCCTCCGTGCCCGTGGCCTGCTGGCGCCGGAGCCATGTCGCAGCCGACATGAGCCAGGCGGACATTGCCATCAGCGTGTCGCAGTCCGTTACCTGAACGAGCGAAGTACAGTCGCACACAACCGACGGGACGTTACGGCAGTCGTCGAATGCTTCCAGCGATCCCAGCACCAGCTTCTCTCGGTTCCGTGGAGTGAGGCACAGCGCGACGATGCACCTTCCTTGGTGATCAGTCACACGAAGCATCTGAACGTCATCAGAACCCATGCTGGTAATGACCTGCCAATGCTTGAGGGCTCGCATGTGGGTGGAGGGTGACCATCCCCAGCTGGGGCTTCCAGCTAGGTTGGCCATCACCTGCCAACGCTCGTTGGGACGCGTAGGGGTGACCATCGATCCGCAGCGGACGATGGCATGTCAGCTTCTTATCGGGCCTACTGCGGCCCGTGTGACTGGGGCATCTGACTTCGGGCTACCCCTGCCTGTTTCGTCACAATCCCTTGCGGTACAGGCTGTCTGCGGCGGCCGCCGCAAGGTCTACCCAAGCCGGCCGCCTGATGTTGCGCTATTGAAGCGCACTGAAAATGTTCGCGCAAGAGCAGTCCGCGAAGTTGATCCACGATCTGCCCTTGAGCTGCTGTAGTGTCATGCAGGCGATCGCCCTTCGTGTCGTATGCACGGCCACGATCGCGTCACATTGGTCGTCCGTGTACGTCATCTTGTTTCCAGCTCCCCTCCTTGCTCGCACTCGGCTCTTGTTCCTGCCTTGAGAAGACGTCGCCTTGACCTGTATTCGCCACAGAGACGCACCCTTGATGGCCAGCAGGTCGTATCCTGTGTCCACAAGCGGCAAGGAAACCTGGAATCCCTCCCTGAGAAGCGCCTCTGCGGCCATGAGGACGCCGATCTGGCCGACGGACTGGTGGTAGAACGAGCCATCGTCTGCGGTCAGCCCGCCTCTCTGCGGTGTATCTCTGCCCTGATGGCGCTGTGGAGGGCCGCCGTCTTGCCGTACGCCTTCGACCCGGCCTTTCCGACGACCGCCCTTAGGTAGCCCGACGGGAGGTCCCGAATGAGCTTTCCCGCGTGCGGACCGTAGATCATTCTCCATCCCCTCTCCTTCTTCTGTGGGGCTCCGGGAGCAGAGAACAGGTCGCGCTCTCTGTGGCTGAAGTCGACGCCAACCAGAAGCCGTTGGCGCTTTCGGTTGAGCTCGTCGACCTTGTCCTGCGTATCCATGACCGAAAGGATGTCGGCGCCTGGGTCTTCGCCTGGGGCCTCTTCCTTGGTGTCGCCGGACGTCATGGCGTCCATGCCCCTCTGCCGCCTGATCGGATCCTGTCGGCTGCCGGCATCGAGCAGATCGAGGGCGTTGACAAGCTGGAGGGAGTTGCTGGCGTCGGTGATGTCGAAGATGTTGAAGTGCGGCTTGTCGCTGGCAGCGATAGCGGCAAGCCTCTCGTCTCGGTTCATGCCGTCCTGAATCGTTCCCTTCAGCGGCCGTGTGCCGCGTCCGATCCTCTGCTCGTAGACAGCGAGACTCATCGTAGGGGCGGCGTTGTAGATGTTGATCAGCTTCGGGTGGTCCCATCCGTAGGCAAGGATCCCGACGTTGCAGATGACCTTCGACTGGCCATCCATGAAGGCCGACATGTTGGCCTCTCGCTCGTCCTCGGGCTGGTCGCTGAACACCAGCGATGGCTTGACTCCGTACCGGGCCAGCACCTCGGCGAGAAGCTTCGCCTGAAAGACGCTGTTGCAGTACACGGCAGACGGCTTGCCCTTGTATGTCTGGAGTATCAGGCTGGATATCTCCTGGACTGCATGCTCTGCCTCAAGGACCGCGTTGAGCTGGTCCTCCCTCCATTCGTTCGCCACGACCTCGACGGCCGACAGGTCGATAGAGGTACTCCTGCTGATGACGCCTCGCGGTCGAATCAGGTATCCGTCCCTGATTGCCTCCAGCAGCGAATACGAGAAGCACGGCCTGTCCCAGAACGGGAGAGGCTTCCCCTTGCCCTTGTAGGGAGTGGCTGACAGGCCAACGGCCACAGCGCCCATCTCCTCAAAGTGCCGCATCATCTGGACGAACGGCTTCGTGTTGCCGATGTGGCACTCGTCGACGATCACCAGCGTGGTCCCGTCGAACGCACGGCGCTTGTATCGATCTCGGGAGAGCATGCTCTGCCGCATGCACACGGCGACCCTCTCCTTCAGGCCGAGAATATCCTGAACCCTCACTGCCCCCTGCTCGACGCCGACACGCTCCCCCAGCCAGGCTTCCATGTTGCCGTGCAGCTGAGAGAGGAGCGTCCTCGACGGACTGAGGATGATCGGCCTCTTGGCCATACGGGCAAGCTCGGCCATGATGACGCTCTTGCCGGATCCGACCGGACTGGAGATCGTGATTCTCTTGGCGCCGCCCTTGGCTGCACCCACCGCGCTGCGAATAGCGCGGTCCTGATAGTCCCTTATCAGCACTGCTACCTCCTTTTCTTCCTGCGCTTCTTGCTGCTGGTGTCCTTCTTCCTGTCTTTTCTCCGCGTTGGTTCGGCCTCTTCCTTCTCGGCCGGAGCCTCCGGAACGTAGACCGGCATCCTGCCTGCGGCACTGGTGGCGACGTTGGCCAGGATCTCGATCTCGCCGAGCAGCTGCGGTACGAGATGGATGATCAGCTTCCTCAGGTAGTCCGTGGTGAATCCGTCCGAGTCCTGAACGGCCGCAACCAGAAGCCGGGCCGTGTCGACCAGCTCCTGGTTCATCATGCTGGCACCGGCCTTTCTCTTGAGGCCGCGCTGTTGGCTGCCTCGGCCCTCGCCTGCAGGCGCTGGTGCGCCTCTGGGGTGAGCTGCTTTGCCCTCACTCCCTTCTCGGCCCTCGCGATGACCTCGGCTCGCTTCTCGGCGGTCTTCGACTCGTCGATCGCCTTTGCCAGCAGCTTCTCGATGCGCCCCTCATCCTCGACGGAGGAGCGGATCGCAGCCTCTTGTGCCTGCGCTCCGTCATCGTCGTCGTCGGCAGCAAGGCCAACGATGGCGCAGTAGGCGGTCCGTCTGGCGTACGTGATGGCTGCAGCCATCTTCTGCGGGTCTGACGTCGCGGCCTTCACCGGCAGCACGCTGCTTACCCACTCGCCGCTGGAGTGCATGAGCTGCGTGTTCAGCACTGTGTCGCCATTGTCGATGATGGCAACGGTCTGGATTACGACGAGGCCCTGGTCGGCAAGGGCCTTGGCTGCGGACTTGTGGCAGGCCGCAAGGTCGGCGTAGTCGGGCTGCATCTTTCCGTCCGGCCCCTTCTTGGCGAAGTGGCTGACGCAGTTCCGAACCAGCGGCTGCATGTTCGGGATCGCCTTCGCCAGCGCTCCGGCCAGCTTGGCCGTGCCTTCTGGGCAGCGGTCCTGGTAGACGTAGATCTTCCGTGTCTCTGTCATGGCAAGTTCCTGAGTACGTGGCCTGGGACTGGCAGCTCGACAACCTCGCCGTGCTGCTCCGGCATCCAGCAGTCGATGGACATGCGGACTCCGATGTCGGCGATGGCCGACCTCATTCGCGCTCGCCCGCTATCCACCAGCTCGGATGGAAGGTTCACGACAGCGACGTCGTGAGGGGCGACGGTCGACACGACGACAAAAACCAGTGGGCGGGCGTCCATGCCCACCGCCTCCATGCCCCACTGGTAGTGCGCATCCTGGGCGTGGTATCCGTAATCCATCACGGATCGCCACCAAGACCCGAGGACATCCGCCTCGCGTGTGGTCTTGAGGTCAACGACGATTGGACCGAGAAGGTCCTCTGAGATCATGTCGGGACGACAACGCAGAAGCGTCCCGTCTTCGTGCAGCCAGCGAATGCTGACCTCGCTCGCCAGCTTGGCGGCGATCAAGTCGCGGGCCGCGGCGTGAGCCATGATCGCGTCCGCTTCGCAGCGGAGCTGATCGAGCTCGGATTGAGAAACCGGAGACTTGCCGGCGGCGTGCTCGGCCAGCCACTCCTTGGCGGCCTTGCCGACCCGGCCGGTGTCGGTCAGGAGCTTGGCTGGCGGGACGACGAGTTCGTCCCAGAAGCTTTCCCCTACCTCAAACCACCTGTGAAGCAGGGTGCCGTGGGAAAGAGCTGCCGATTCTTCCGGCTTTATGGATTTCGCGACGTGCCGTAGGTAGAAATACCTTGGTCCGCGCGAAATGAAGTCCCACAGCTGCGACTTGGACCACCCGGCCGAGGAGTGGTAGTCCTGGTTGGACTCCGCCTCCTCGACCGTGGTGGTCCCATCGTATGGGCGATACAGGACTCGAACCTGTGACCCCCAGCTTGTCGAGCTAGGGCTCATTTCGCGGGGTATATTCCCCTGCGTCAAAGGGTCGTCCATGAACGTGCCTCAGATTTGCGACTTGTACCTAGAATCTCGCTTGTGCAGCAGCGAGTATTCGCGGCAGTTGAGAAAGCTGTCGACCCGACTGCCGGGCCTGACGGCGGATGCCGTGAACTCTCACCTCCGTGCGAGAAAAGATTCCGTTTCGCCCACCACTCTCTGCAACGAGAGGCGTCAGTCGATGACGCTATGGAGATGGGCGTGGGAGGAGGGCCTTGTGGACTCCCCTCCGAGAGGGGTGATGCGCCTTCGTGCGCCGCTCCCTCCCGTGCAGGCGTGGACTATCTCCCATTGCTGCGCGCTCGTCAAGGCGGCGGACGGATTTTCTGGACAGCGTCTTCGGAACGGAGCCAACGTCCGAGATTTCCTGCGCTGTTGGGTTCTCCTTGGTTACGAGACAGGCGCACGCTACGGAGACATCTTCTCTTGGACTGGCGCGAACCTCAGGGGGAGCGTCATGTCTTGGGTGACCAGCAAGACCGGCATCATCTGCACTCGGCAGCTGTCGAAGGACTGCGTTTCCGCCGTGAATGCCATGCTGAGCGCCAGTCCGGATGGCAGAATCCTCGGGTGGGTGGCCTGTCGCAGGTATTCATTCCGGCTTATGAGGCAGCTTCTCGCCAAGGTGGGCAATTCAGGAAGCGGAAGGTGGCTGCGGAGATCCGCGGCGACCCACATCGAGATGCAGGATCCCGGAAAAGCGCAGTGGTTTCTGGCGCACAAGACGCCAGGGCTCGCAGCCAGGCATTACCTCGACCAATCCCAGCTCGCAGGCAACACATCACGGCCGCCGTCGATCTCCTGACCGCTGCTTCTTCTTCAGCCGCTCCTGCTGGATCTGGTTGGCGAGGTCCAGCGACCTGGATGCGGACTGCGGAACCATCGGCTTCATGGAGTCCGTGATGTAGGCGGTGGTGTGGTCTCGGGTGTACGGAGCGGCGGCATCGCGAAGCCTTCTGATTGCGTCGCGATCGGCCTCCTCGTCCGTCACGTCTCGGATCTTGGCGCCGGTGAGGTTCGTGAACGCAGCGGCCGTCAGCCTGGAAGGGAGATCGACGTCGTACGTGGGGTCGACGACCTGGGAAATCGCGCGAGTCGGCCTGCTGAGGCCAGGCAGCAGGTCGTAGATCTTCTCGATCTCGGCCGGAAGCCGCAGCTGGTCGTCGCCAGTCACTGCCCTGCCGATCTTGGTCAGCGGGCCGCTGGACCCCTTGCGGAGATCCTGGCCCGTGAATGCGTCTTGGCCGGTCCCAAACTCAAGGCCAGTGCGCAGGGCAGGGTGGATCATCTGGAAGCCGCGCTGGACGGTGGTGCGCGGGTCTCCGGGCACAACCATGTTCAGCTGGTCGTAGCCAGGCAGGTCAATGTCGGTCAGGTAGCGGGTCATTCCTGGCGTGTCGGTGCCGAGCAGCGGGAAGTCGCTCGGGATCGGTGCAGCAAAGTTCTGCCTCAGGTACGAGGGCGTGTACTCTCCGTCGTCGCGCTCCTGCATGCGCTCGTAGACGCGAAGTCCCTGGCCGTACCGCCCGCCTGGCCGCTCTGCCATCTGGCGAACTACCTCAGCCATGGACCGTGACGTGTAGGCGTAAAACGGCATGAACTTGTCGCGGATGCCCTTTTCGAATGCGGTCAGGGACGAGTAGTCGACGTGCGCCCTCTTGATCCGGCGGGCCGCCTCCTGCGGGGCGACGCCCTGCATCAGGAGTTCCATGTACCCGGACAGGCGGTTGATCTTGTCGACCAGGTTCCCGGCCTTGGCTCCGAACCTGGCAACCGGACCCCTGGAGAGCTGCTCTCTGGACGCAAAGGGATTTGGGGCGATGTCCACGGCGTACTGCTTCCAGCTTCTGCCGGCCTGCGGGCCAAGCTCGGCGATGGCAGAGCCGAACGCCTCCGGCGCAGCTCCCGGCATGGTGTTGAGGACCTTGCCGCCGGACACCGAGATGCCCCTGTCGAGTTCCATGCCGGTGTCGAGAAGACCCTCTGCAGAAAGGTCCGCCCAGAAACGTGCAATGGCGTCGTCGTCGGCAGTGGAGTACAGGTGTGTGTTCTTCAGGGCCGACAGAAACGAGCTGCTTTGAGGCCCGGCCGTCAGAAGTCCGTAGGCGGACCCAACCCCCCTGGAAGATGCAGCTCCCTCCAGCCAGTTGGAGTATGCGCCGGAGTAGAAATCGCGAACCATCTTGCTCGGCCAGGACAGAATCGACGCCTTCCAGGTGGCGTTGTAGTTGTCGATGTACTGGGCAAGCCCCTTCGATGCTTCGGTCTTGGAGTAGGCCTCGCTGGCTCTCGCCAGGCGGTCGGCCACTTCTTCAGGGATGGCGTACTCGCCGAGCGCCACGGAGTCCGGGCTCATCCCGAACCTCTTGGCAAGGCGCGAGCGGATCTGACTGGCCGCACCTTCCATCGATCCCGAGTCAGACGCAGCCTGCGACGACACCTTCTCGATGGCGTTCTTGACGGAGATGTGCCTTCCGCCCTCGATGAGCGGAGCCGGACCCTGTTTGGCGTGATAGGCCAGCGAGTCGAGCAGGGCTCCCTGCATCGCCTCGGCGCCTTCTCGCCCCTCGACGTACCGGGTGATCATCTCGATCGGGTGCTGCCCGTAGAGAGGAACCTCCTTGATGATGTGATCGGGCAGGCGATGAAGAAGGCCCGCAAGCGCCTCTGCCTGCCTCTGCCCCTCCCTGCCAGGCTCAAGCTCAAGCTTCTCGGCGATGTAGCGCGTCGCCTCGGCGTCGTTCTTGGCAGCCCGCTTGCCGCCGGCGACGAATGGGTCCTTGGACAATTCGAACGCAATCGTGTCCCTGCCGCCGGGAACCATCATCTCTTCGGCTCGCCTCATCTGATCGCTGGTCATTGTGTTGAGGGCGCGGCCAAGCGATGGGTTCGATTCTCCGGCCATCTCCAGCGCGCTCTCTGCCCTGCGCGGCAGATACCCAGAGACGTGCGGGTCCGAGAACACCTCGCCTCTCAGGCCAACAGACCGCAGCCTCTCGGGAGACCCCTTGGCGTACTCTTCCCACCACTGCATGTACTGCTTGGCGGCAGGGTGCGAGGACTGCCAGACGTTGTCGGCCTGCTCGTGCGCGTTCACGAAGGGCTTCTCGATCGAGCGGCCGAGCGCCCGATTTCCTTCTTCCGAGAACGCATCGGGCTCGCTGAGCCTTAGTCGACCGGCCTGGTATGTCGCCTCCCGGCGGCCCTCTGCGGCGGCCCGCTGCCGAGCGATGTTGGCTCCGGAAGTCATCATCTGGTCGTCGGCGCCTAGCGCATCTCCGACGAGCGGGTTGGTCAACTTGTTGAACACGCGGCCTGGAGCGCTCCACCTGGCGGCTGCGCCGAGGTAGTCCATTGCAGAGGCCAGGCCATCCCCTCCGGGAATAGACACGGAGAAGGCCGGGTCCATCAGCGGAAGCCCGATTCCGATGTCGCGCCCCAGCGGAGACGACCTCAGCCTGTCGAGCGACGACGAGTCGCCGCCGAGCGCAGCAAGGACGCTTCTGCTGGCCTGCTCAGGGTCCTGCGAATAGTCGATCACATCGCCGAGCGTCCCGTACCTGCGAGCAGCGCGAGGCCCAACGAGCGGTCGCCCGAGGATGTCTGTCGGGCTGACATCCCGGCCGATTCTCGCGACTGCATCTTGGGCCAAATCGGCCACCTCTCCAGTGGCCTGGCCAGCCAGGTACTTACGCGACAGGGCCTCGCCGGCGTTCTGGAGAAGTCCGGCCTTCGATGCGATCTTGCCGGCCTGGGTAAGCGCCTTCATGGGGCCAGAGAGCAGTGCGAGAGGGTCTGTGACCATCTCTGCGGCAATGCCCGCACCGAAGTTCGTCCACGTCTTCTGGCCTGGCGTCGGATCGAGGCCGAGATCTCCGAGCATCTCGCGGCCGTCGACGCGATCGTCGGAGTTCTGAGTGAACGCCCTCAGGCCTTTGCCTGGATCGCCAGTTGCGATGCCCGACACCGTCCCTCTCGCAGCTGCAGGAATCGTGTCGAGCAGCCAGAACAAGTCCGACAGCGTTCCGCCGCCAGACCGGTTGAGGTTTTCGATCGCCTCGCGCTTTGCGGACGGGCTGAATGCAGGGCGCTTGGGGGAGTAGTCGGTGTTTCCGCCGAAGATTGGCATCGCATGACCTTGCTAGTTAGCTCCCCTGCTGCGCCGGGATCTTGATGCCGTTCTGTCGGGCGTTGTCGATGAACGCCTGGGAGTTCGGGAATACCCCTACTCGCCGCATCCCGGCAGCAAACGCCTCGTACTGCTTGGACTGCGTTTGTGCACTCGTGAATCCGCGAAGTTTCTTGGCCTCGGCGGCCACTTGCTGGGCGTGCGTCGCGGTCCACACCCGGAGCAGGGGGTGCTGCGAGGCGTCCGCGCGTCTGTTTGCTTGCGCGAGCAGCTCTTCGGCGGCATCGTCTTCGGTATAGCCCGCCTTGGAGTTGCGAAGTCCAGGCAGAGTAGTGGGGTCGATCCCCTCCTTGGCGAGCATGTCGGTGACGTTGAGGTGGTGCTTCCTTACGATTGCCGGAAGCTCGCGGTATGCCTTGTCGGTCTGGCTCTCGTCGGCCGTCAGCAGGGGCTGGAGGACTCGATCGGCCGCCGCCTCCCTGGCGTCGCCAGGCCCCATCTGCTTGCGCTCCTGCTCAACTCTCTTTGCATCCGCGTCAGCCTCATCCTTGCTCTCATCGGCTTTCTGTGCGCGCTCTGCGAGATCGATCTTCCTGTCCTCCTGGGCGCGATCAAGCTCCTTGCCCCTCGCGGTAGCATCCGCGGTGGCCTGCGTGGCCTTTGCCTGGAGCGCCCCAACGCGCTCGCCGGCGTCGATCTTCCGGTTCTCGGTTTCGTAGTCGAGTCTATGCATTCCCTCGGTTGACGAGCGGTTCTTATCGGCCTGCGACTCCGCAGAACCGCGAGACTCGATGAGCTCGGCCTGCTCGTCCATTCCGAACTGCCTGTAAACGTCTGCCTTCTGCTGGGGAGTCTGCGCGTTCTTGAGCGATTCAGCCAGCATCGCAGGAGCCAGGCGCGGGTCGGTCATGTTGCGCGTGACCTGCTGCATCCGCCCTCGGTCGCGAATGAACGCAGCTGTGGCCGTCTGCCTGTCGTCGTACAGGCGCTTGCGGATCTCTCCGATGGACTTGGGATCGTTCTCCGCAACGGCCTGGTCGAGCGCCTCGATGTGCTCCTGCCCCCCATCCTGCGATCGAGGGTACGTGCGCTTGATGCTCCGTGCGTCGGCCGCGAGCCCTTGCCGCCTGTACCTGTCCTTGGCCTCGTCGGTAGGCGAGAAGTAGAACCCGCCGCCCTGAGCCTCGCGAACGACTGAGTTCTTGCTGCGGCTGACCTGGTCGCCCCAAAAGACGCGGGCCTGCTCCAGCCGCTCTTCCTCCGGCATGTCTCGCGGCAGACCAAGCTTGTCGGCGAGGAGGTCGTAGTCTGGGGTGGCGCCAGCCTCGTGCGCCTCCAGCGGAGACATCTCCATGCCGGTGACGTCGTTCACGTCGGACGGCGACATTGCCATCGGAGCCTTGCGGGATCCGACTGGGCCGCTGTACCGGCCAGAGATGTTGGTGTCGGCGTTCATCCTCTCGGCGGGAGAAATCATCACGCCGCCCATGCCGGCCATGGGCGATCGCCGGCGCTGCTCCTCCTGCTCGGCGGCGACGCGCTCCTGCTCCTTGGCCGCAGCTTCCGCCTTGGCCGCAGTTTCCGCCTTGGCGCGATCCTGCTGAGCCGTGGCGTCGGCCTTCAGCTTGGCTGCCGCCTCCTCCGCAGAGCGGGCCTCCTGCGCCTTGCGCGCATCCCGAGCCAGCGTTGCGACTCGGTTCGAAGCCGAGGGGGAAATCACGCCGGTGCCCAGCCCTGGAACGACAGCGCCATCGGCGAGGCGAGGCATCGCGGCGGCGGAGGCGACTCTCGCGCTCCGTGCGCTGATCTCGTCGGGAGTCGGAGGGAACTGCGGAGCTAGCCCTGCGTCGATGAGCGCGCCAGGGGGGGGCGGATAGGCGATCGTCTTCGGCATGACCAGCTGGCTGTCGACAGGAGACGGGCTCTTGCCGGACGCCTGGCGGACTGCGGCGATCTTCTCGTCGATCTCGCTGGGAAACTGATTCTGTGGGCCGACGCCCATCTCCTGCGCCATCGCCGCGATCGCCTCGTCCCTGCCGATGGCCTGCTCGGCAATGGCACCGTCGACGCTGAAGTTCTTCGGCTCGTGTCCTGGGAGTGCGAATCCTCGCGCCGGAGCATCGGAGATCGGGAACCCGTTGGCGGCCGACCGCTCCTTGAGGCGATCCATGGAGTCCGCGCCCTG